ACCAGTTACATTAAGGTTTCCGCCAACCCCCAATGAGCCGCCGACATTTATATTTTTTTCAACACCTACACCTCCTTCCACGACCAGAGCACCAGAATCTTTACTTGTTGATTCGGTTGTGTCTTTAAAAGTGACTAAACCATCTACATTTAATGTGGAATCAAAATCAACTTGACCAGATGAATGAACTGTCCCACTTACATCAAGAGTTGAATTTGGCGAAGATGAATTAATTCCAACCTTTGAATTTCTATAAACATCATTTCCATTTAAAGACCATCTATCCGAAACAGTTATATTTGCAACAGTGCTATTCCCAGGCGACACCTCAGCTAATACTAGATTATTAGGATCGTTGCCATCGTAAAAGTCCAATCTACTTACTGTTGCCTTATATCCACCCTGATCAAAAACATCAATCGATTGAATGGGCGGTAAAGATGATGCAAGCTGCCCCCAAAAAACTCCATTGACATCAGAAACTAGAATATCACCAATTTGCCCCTTAGAGTTAAATTGGTCGTAAAAAAACCTTTTTAGATGAATGTCACGTTTTACATAAAAGTCATTGGCAGCAATTGACCCGGTATAAATACCGCAACTATTAATAATGATATCACCGGTATATGTTCCGACTCCACACGGAGATATGACATCATAGGTAATAGAAGGTGGCGATGATGCTACTCCAGTATTACCATAAATTTGCGCATTAGAGTCGCCTGTAGTATTATAATTCCAAAAATTTGAATTAAACATTTTTTTCCTTTAGAATATTGCGGACTTCATCTTTTATCAATTCTTCCACATAATTGTGTTCATATTGAAATGAATACCCAGCATTCCCATTTGGATAATCTTCATAACTTTCACCTTCATATTCTACAACCAAGTCATCATCTAAGCGGCGAGCGACAATATGATAATCTGCGTGAATGGGATTTTTATTGTTGTTAGCCACAATTGCTTGGCCATCTTTTATTTCTTTGATATATAATTCTTGCCAAGTTCCCAATGGGGTGAGATTTATGGTAATATCCTCAAAATTAACAAATCCCGTCCAGAAAGAAGGGAAGGTTATAATTCCATCTTTTAAAACTTTTCCCCTACAATAAACAGCAATTTCCGGGCCTTCAATACAAACGTGTCTTAACCTCCAACCCTTTTTATTGGGATGTTCAATATCAAATGGCAAATTCTTTTTATTTGATAATACGTGAACTCCATTATTTGAAGCAACATTGCCGACACAAAGAACATCTTTCTGAATTATAACATCTTGAAGTGACCACAGTGAGCCAACTTTCATATTGTAATAATACCACGGCGAACATAGCGACCCGATTTTTTCTTGAAGCTCTATGTCTAATGGTGCATTATCATTATTATCTGGTTTTGGTACAAAATCGTAGCGACTTGAGGGATTCCCACCAATGATCGGATCAGAACAATCTTGTTCTCCCAAAAAATTTAGGGATAGACTTTTATTTTCGGCCATTTTTGGTATTATTTATTAGGTATAATAAATTTTGTGAATCTCATTGGTTCCGGGGTAATCTTCATATGTTCCTTCATATTCTACAACATTTTTTTCTACATCTAACCTCTCTGCAATAACGTGATAATAACAGTTAATATTATCTGAAAGATTATTTTTTATGTGAACATTGCTCCCTTCAATTTTCTCAACGAATAAGTTTTGATATTCTCCAATTGGTGTCAAAGTAACAACTATTGTGGAAAAATCAACAAGATTATTCCAATATTTTGGTAGAACTATTACAGTGGAATTACTTAAATTACCTTTAATGTATACATCTGCTGTTGGACCTTCAATACAAACGTGTCTTAACCTCCAACCCTTTTTATTGGGATGCTCAATATCAAAATTTTTCTTGTTTGAGAGGATATGATACCCGCCCCCAAATCTTGAAATTACCTCTCCTTGAGTTAATAAATGCGTTCCAACCTCAACTTGTTTATTTATGGTTAAATTATCAAAGATGCAGGCATCACCTATAACCGAAAGTGAATATGGGCTATGATTAAATCCACAAATTGCTCCCGGTATAATTGGTTTTGGGGACTCATTATTGACAACCGGACCAATCATTGTTCCGGCCGAAATAACTGGAAATTCAGTTGGGTCTCCGCTAATTATTGGCCCTTCAATGTATGATGAACCTCTTACTTCAGTCGGTCCTCGTCCTAATGCAATTGGGGCACCTTCGCCAACAAAAAGTCTTTTACCGACGTATAAATCTGGAACTTTCATTTATTTGTAATTGTCCTCATTTGTTGAACCACCTTTTGAACCATTAATTTTTGTTGCACCATCTGCACAATCAACCAAACCGCCATAGATGTTGAGTATTGCCTTTCCGACTAAATCAACTTGATTTTCGGAAATCAACCTTGTTGAAACTTTTGATGTTACTGAAATAATTGGGGCAGTTACAATCACCTTTTCATTTGCATCAATAGTTATGTTTCCATTTTGGCCGTCTCCTCCTCTGGCAATAAGGTCAATATTTTCACCAATGAGGCGAATTCTTCCTTTTCCCGCATTAATAACAATATCACCATTAACGGCATCAATGTAAACACCAATGTTTTCTTCAATACCAGAACTTTTTACATTATCCCCAGCCTTAATCTGAAATGCACCAGTTGACCTACAGATTGTTCCGTGTTTTCTATGAGGCTGACCCTCAGAATCCATTGAAATATAATGATTAGATTCCGCACCACTTCTTAAAAGAACTGCAGCAATCTTACTATCATCGTGAATATGACCGAATTTTAATTCACCATCTTTGGTTCCATATCTAACCGCATTATAATTTTCTGCGCTCATTTAATTTCCTGGGCAATCTACGACTTTGATGACTTTTTCAAGGTTCACCGGTACAATAGTTAGGTCGTCACCAACTCGCTCTACACAGAGGCGAGCAATAAGGTTTGCCCTGTAGCCAGTTTGGGACTGAATGTAGATTTTTGGCATTTCAGTAAATCCTTCACCCTTTGTAAGAACATCAATTTTTATGATGGCACCATTGGGACTTATTGTTGCTTTTGCTGATGCACCATTCGGCGGTTCAATAATAACTTGGTCTCCTTCAGAGTAACCGAATCCACTCTCTTTAATAATGACATCACAAAGTTTAAGAATGACTGGATATTGACCATTAGATTTAGATGGATAAATTGCCGAAGTTGTTTTAAATGGATCTGTCAATGTTCTACCGTCGCCACCCAAACTTCCATCGGGGGTAGACAAATAGCCAGAACCCGTGTCTGTTATAATAACTTTAGATACTCCTGTATCAGTTCCGGTGTTATTGATATCTGTGTTGGAAGTTCCAGTGGTATTGTTACCGGTGTTATTGTTACCTATATTAATAGATGTTACGGGTCCAATAATAGCAGCTCCCACTGCACCAGAACCTTTCCCGCAGGCATCATAAAACCTGATTAGCGGTGCAGATGTATATCCTTTACCGGAATTGGTTATATCAATGCCAATAACTTGACCTAATGCACTAACAATTGCATTTCCCGTTGCACCTGTTCCGCCTCCACCAGAAAATTGAACAGTTGGTGGACCACAAGCAATGGCACCAACATTACAGGTATCTTCAAATGCATCACTAAAATCTAAGTCAAAATCAAAGTTATCTGGGTCAACAGACTGTTGGGCATTTGCAGCGAATGATTTCATTTTACTAATCAATCCCGAAACATCCGTATTATTATCAGCAATAGATTCAGGACCATCCCATATGCTCCATTCTTTTATCTTTGCACAGGAAGGTTCTTCATCACAGGAAATACCGGAAAGAAGGTCACTAACAAAACCGAGAATATCAGAGACTACATCAAATATACCGAGAACTGCCTTTAATGGTGCAAGAATTGCATCTATTGCACTTGTAAGAAGCCCAGTAATTTTACCAATCAAGGCCCCAACAAAGTTCTCAACCGCACATAATGGTGTATTGATAAGATAATCCACAGCAGATGCAAGAAACTTTGCAACCATTTTAATAAGATTTTTGATTATCTTCCTGAACAAACAGGCTAATAAATCATTTGCAGTTTCAATTTTGTCTTTTACCTTTTGGAGTTCATTCGGGAATAGAGCATAATAAACATTCTTCAATTTATCGTTAATCGTGTTTGTGATGAATTGCTGTATTTGAGTGATTAAGGTTTTTAATGGAACCGAAATAAGTTTTGAAACATCTTGAATCTTAGACTTAAGATATTCATCAATGCTATATTGTTTTCCTTCTTTATTTTGATAGGTATCAATTGAATTGGTGAAGCCAGATGAGAATACTTCATTTAAAGTTGTGCTAACCCCAATAGGAGAATTGAAAGAACCAAGAGCATTAAACGGAATAAATGCCGCCGAATATGCTCCACTTGCAATCGTACTAATACCAGATGAATCAATATTGAAATTTTGTAAAGCCGTTAAGCCTGGCCCAATAGAAGGGGTTTGATTACCTTGAATATTGATATTTGTTAGATTAGATTTTTGCTTGGCAAACCATAATTTTGCATCAGTTATTTCTCTAATGAACTTCTTTAAACTGTTTTGAATTGCCCCAAGTGGCGCTTTTTCGCAAGTTGTGGAGGTCTCTATAAATGTAGTAAATACTCCATCTCGTAGTTCAAAATAATTGGCAACATTTTCATAAAACATTGCATTTGCCGAAGATTCAATAAACCCCCTATTCGGTGAGATGTTATAGACCGGCGGTTGTTCTTTACCGTTGAATGCGCTAAATGGGGTAAAACCTACATCAGATGTTCCAAATATTGTCTGCTCATTGGTGCCAAGGCATCCAGTAATAAAGTACCTTTCACCAATTTGTGAAACCCAGACAAATGAACCTTCAGTCAGATTTGCGGTCTGATAATTAGCCCTATGTCCAGTTCCAGCCGTTACCGGATACATTACTTCTAGCCAAGGAAGGTTAGTATCAGGAAGAATTGCCTTATTTTCAGAATGAATACCCTGAATTCTTACTGGATACCTTTTTCCCCATCCTTTATTTACACCAGACTTCCATTTTCCCGCTGCAGAATTGCTCTTCCAAAAATCTGGTGGTATCTGACCAATAAAAAAGTTATTATTTTCCATTACTTTAACCTCCGTAACTATCTCTTACGAGATTTAATTTAGTAAAGTTTGGCCCCGCTGGACTAATATAATGACATAAATCAACAATCAAATACTTACCAGATTTCTTTTTACTAACCATTTGTGTATATTTAGAAGACACTTCAGGAAAAGAACATTCAATAATGTCTCCCGCGTGAAGTGTTAAATCGCAGAAGATTGTTGTCTGCAACTGAATAGAAAATAGTTGGTTATACCTCATTGTGCTCTGATTAAGAATTCCGCGAACATTGAAGTTTTCTTTTATTGAATTTTGCAGTTGGTCATCTACTGTTACTCCATAAGACAGTTGACCAATATCTAGAGTTGAGAAATTTGTTTTAGACGATTTATATAATTCTTCAGGAATGAATGGAAGATTCTTTGCTGCTCTTACTGCACCGGCATTTTGTTCTGTTGAGTTAATTGTTTTTCGGTCATATTGCTGGGTGACGGGATTAAATGTGATGATGGTTGAGGCATTTGTTCCAGCCTTCATTTGTTCAATCAAAGACGGACCTTCTGAGAATGAAAACGTTAAAATCTTACCTTCATAGCCAAACGGTAGTTTTGTGGTATTGTTCATAATATACCGTTTTATTGGCTCTTGGCCCAATAACTTATCAACAGATTTAAAATGATAGCCATCTGAAGTTTCATAAAAGAAATAACCAGCAGTATTTCCTTCGGTCTTTTTAGATTGAACAATAGGAATAGACTTTGTGGATAACTGATTGAGAACATTAAATGGCATTGCCTCATCATCAATTCTACCCGCAATCTTTAGATTGTTTAGGGTATCTTCAATGAATAATGGTTTCTTGGTTTGCAAGTGCTCAGTGAATATTTTCTTAACCGTTTCGGATATTTTACCTTCATATGTTCTTGAAACTCTATTTTCTTCAAAATTGTTGGTTAGATATTCTTTACTTGACAGGCAAGCAGATACAATTTCCGAGCGAGTTGTTCCAATTACTTTTGGTCTTGCCATAAAATGAAGGCAAGTATCATTCGTGGTGAATTGTAGTCTTCCTCTTTCATCATCTTGTATATCAAGAAAAACCTTTTCGGCATATTGAAGGTCTACATCATTTGCCTCAGTTGTTGCCGAAGTTTCTCCTGCATAGTTTCTGTTTCCAGTATCAGCATAGGTTGCGGTTGCCTTTACTGTGTTTTCAAGAATGCTTTCATAATAGTATAGTTGAGCAAAGCCATTAGAGATTTCAACCGTCTTTCCTCTGTTAGAGACGATTTCAAATCTTTTAATTTGTATGTCTAACCTTGATTCGTTCATACCATTACCGGTTGAATAAGAATTTGAGTTTCTTTTTCAATGTCTGTTACTCTGCTTGCAATATTACTTATCTGTTGTAATCTCTGTTGTTGTGGTGAGGATGCTATGGCTAAAGGTTTATCGCCCGAAAGGTTCATTTGTTCGGTTGTTTGAATGGAAGAAATAAGAGGACCAGAATCTCTTCTAAAACGTGCTCTACCTGCAGGAGTTTTAAATCTAACGTGAATGTGATTTGGATGTTTAAAATTACCCGGCGCTGAATGGGTTGGCATACCTTCAAACCATTGGCCAACTGGGTCAAATATAAGTTCGTCAATTCCCAACTGTTTCCGCCTAGAAAACAACGATTTATATAGAACCTTTAATCTTTCAATCCCTTCACGTTCTTCTCCGCGAAAATCTGTAATGTCCAATGAATGTTCAGCGTGGTCTTCACTATTTGAATGCGATCCAACATAAGAAGATCCTAAAGGATTGAATCCCTTAAATTTAGTGAAGAATCTGTTTTCAGCAACAGTAAATCCCATTTTTAATAAGGACTTTCCAACTGTTATTGGGTCTGAACCGCCAAGATGAAATCCTTTAATCTCTTTTCCAATATTTCCACCTTTGGCTTTTTGTATCGCGGACTGAAGTTTTGTTTTACTGACAAAGCTCAATCCTCTCCATTCATTAATAAAATTCTCAACAGTTGCTCCAGTTGAAAGCCTATATTTTATCAAGGCTATTGCCAGTTTATCTTGATTTGCGGGCGAAAATTTATCAGTTGTCCTTACACCAGTATCTCCATAACTCCCAGACATAAGCCCGCGCATTGTTTTTCCTATAATTTGATATCTGCCGGCAGCGTGTATTGGTGGATTTTTATTTGCTTGGTGTTGCATTATTTCCGCAATGGTCATATCGGTAAGATTTTTTCGTATTGGACCAGAAGATGATGGGCCGCTATATCCAACCGTTTGATAGCCACTATCTGTACCGCCTTCATTATACGCATTATAACCTCCAGATGTAGCACTCTCTTTTTGAGCAATAATATTCAATAAATCGGTGTAATCTCCGTCATAATAACTTCCATCACTGGGCATATCTCCAGAATCTCCAGAATGTTTAACCCCAGGACCCTGTAACTCTAACTCCTTACGGATATTCTGAAAGATTTCTGAACTTCTATTGTCCAGCATTGCGGTGAATGACCGAACAATCTCTTTTGCAACTACACTACCAGTTGAAACACCATTCTGGCCAACCGTTCTATTGGCAGGAACAATACCACCAGAAGCCATTGCAAACATAGATGAACCTAGCATCTTTGCATTTGCTGCAGATTGGTCATCAATGGATGAGTCAATAACAAAGGCAAGATATTTTTCAAGACCCATTAAGGTTGGCCGTTCAATCTTCTGGCCTAATGCCATCATTTCAACACCAGAACTAAGAAGATTACCAAAAACGCCAGCCTTCTTCATAACCCCAGTGTTTTTCTTCAGTAACCTCAATGGGCTCATTGTATTATCATTATCGCTATCTGGGAATAACTTCTTGATATTATCTTCACCGCCAACGTTTTTACCGGGCATTGTACGCTGACGTAACTGTTTGGGTGGCCTTTTTGCCTTGGCTTTTTTTATTGTTCGTGGTATTCTACTATAAGATTTTGAACCAACTTTGCCACCAGTTGCGTGTTTCCGGGGCCTACCAAATGAAGATAATGTATCATAAAGAGCACCACTGATAATATCACCAATGATACCACCTAGAATTGTACCAACTCCGGGAACGGGAATAAAACTCCCTAATGCTGCACCAGCAGATGCACCCACAGCTCTTGCGGCAGCCCTACCTAGTTTCTCGCCCATCATCATAGAAAGGGCAAAATCAATCAGACCACCAACGATTGGCACTCGGCCAAATACTCTTCCAAACTTACCAATAAACTTTCCACCTGTTTTTGGAGATGCTCTTTTTGTGAGAACATCTGTTCCACCTTTCGTTGTTGCTTCTCCGACATTTATAAACCCCCGCCGCATTAATCTTGCCCTATCACCAATATTGGCTTCTCCTGCAATAAAACGGGCATAAGAATCATTAACTCTACTTAAAGAACCGCTTGGTAGTATTTTTTTAGCCGGTGGAAATCCTGTAGGAACTTTACTACCTTTTGGTCCCTTCGGTATAGGAATCCCACCACTTCCTGCAACGGCAAGACCCAATACAACGGCAAGATTTAGGAAGGTATTAAGATTTTTCTCTAAATCATCAAATGACTTTTCAAACTTATCGCCAGTAACTTTCTTTAAAGTTCCTCTTATTTTATCGTGAACTTTATATCCGAAGTCGACCGCACTAGCAATACCACCTAAAACATTACCCGCAAAGTTTTCAAAGACTTTATAAAAAGGAGTAATGAACTTTACAATGCCTAGTATTTTTGGAAGATTTTTTAGAGCAAAAGGAACTGCCATTCCCATTGCAGTGTATAGTATGAAATTGCGGATTGCATCTAAGAATCCCGCTCTAGGAAGTTTATCTTTAATGAAGTTAATTGGATTAACCTTTCTCTGCCTTTCAAGACCCAGTTTCTTTTCCATTCTTTTTGAGTCGGTATCTTTTTTTCTTTGGTCTTCTAATTGCTTTTTCTTTCCCTTTAAGCCCAATACAACATATGCATCAATTTTACGCATATTATTATTGATGCCCTTAAGTTCTAGAACAACCGGGGCATTCTTACACTCTGGATTAAGTGTAATACTTTTTGGAATGAAGGAAGACCGAGAAAATGATGTCATTATGCCATATTACCTGCTCGGATTCCAAGTGTTGCAAGAGTTCCACTATCGCCATATCTATCCGAGTATGGTGGAATCGCAGAAAATTCTGGAACATCTGTTGAAGCACTTTCACCACCTTTGGGACCTTGATTTTTGAGATTGATTGGTGGCAGCTCGGTTATTGTTATTTTACCGGCGGTTCTGGGACCAGGAGCCTTAATCGTTGGGGCCATAGAAACAAGTTGAAGATTGCTTCTAGGTAAAGAAGACTGCTCGTTTCCGGGTTGCGAGTATAGCATTGAAGGAATTGGAGCCGCAGCATTTCCACGCTCTTTATGATATTTCGTATTTTCTGTTGGATAATTGGTAAAGAAGTTATCCTTTCTTGGCACCTTTTTACCATTAACCATATCATAACGAAGGGCATCGTCTCCCTTCATATTATTAAGTTGAGATGTGCCGAAAAATGAAGGTCTTCCTCCAACGTGCTGCTGAGCATTCATTTGAAGTTGACTATTTCTTAAGGCTCTTTCAGTTTCACTTAGCATTTGCACAGCTGAACTAATGTCAATGTTTTTGGCCTTGGCTAGAGCAAGAGCAGCGGATTTTCTATCATTAATGTTTAGCCAGTCCCCCCGGTTTTTAAATGTTGGCTCATATTGACCTTCTCCTGTGATAATATCTTTTATGGTGTTCCTTCTGCCTGTTGGCATAAAGTTTACACCATATGCCGATGAGCCCGCGAACAAGCGATTGTAAATAGACTGAGCAACATCAGCTCTACCTTGCGGATCTGAATCTTCAGCCGATGCAATAGCTAGTAGAGAATTATAATCCGATTGGCTTATTTTAGGTGAATCTTTAGGGGGCGTAAATGAATTTATTGCCTTTGCGGGTCTACCAAATTGTGGCATACCCTTAATCATATTTGAGCCAACAGATTTAATGCCGCTCATAATTCCACCAACAATACCACCATCTTTAGCGAATTGAATATTGTTTGCAAATTTTGGCCGGTTGCTGGAGCCAGCCTGCATATTCATTTTTAAAAATGTATCAACCCCGAATTTATCAACGGCTGCCTTTGACATCACAACCTCCCCAGGTTGTGCAGCAATTAGTTGAGTATCCGGTCCTGCCCCAGTAATTGCAATACCGCTTGCTTCATCAATATGCCCACCTTCGGCATAGCCAATTTCGCTAACGTGCTTTTCTTCTGGCAGAAAGAAATTAATACCGCGAACTATGCCACCATTGGAATAGCCACCAGTTGGCAAGGGGGAATTAGATTTAGGTGTAGTCCCGTTCCTATTGGGAGTTTTATTAGATTCTAGATTACTTCCTTCATCAGATTTTGATAACATCTTATAGCCAAGAATTCCAGCTCCCGCTAATGCGCCGAAAGCTAGACCTTTAATACCTAGGGATTTTAAACCAGCAAGAATACCAGGAATACCGATTTTTCTTAGATATAAGACGGTAGAAATAACTGCCCCAATAGATGAACGAAGTGCCCCGCCAAATTTGGTTCCAAAAAGAACAAATGCACCGAGCAATCCTGGCCACCAATCTTTTAGAAATCTAGTGAGAGACCTAACTTTCTTTTCGTTTGCTGGGTCGGCAAACCATTTTAAAATCTTGCTAATAGCCCTACCTGCCAACGTGAATAGGATGAATTTAAAAATTGCATCCATTGCGCTTTTAATTGGCGTAAAAGCTTGTTGAAATGTTCTTGAAAGTTTTCTACCAGAAGATTCCAATAGATTTTCTTTTTCTCTTCGCTCTTGGTCTTCTTGATTCTTTCTTATTTCATCAGTCTTCTTTTTATCTAAAAGACTTTCGGCTTTAAGAACATTTAAAACCCTTGAAACTGAATCATTGATAATGTTGAGCATCCCCAACATATCGTCGCAACAGTTACAGCAATCCTTAGCTTTATTGCTCCCTAAAGACAAACCAGTTTTTGTTATTCTCCTCGGTGTTTTACTTCTTCTTGCAGTTCTTTGTCTTTGCGGAGATTGTTGTTCTGCTGCTTTTTCTTCTTGATTAATTTGAAATAGGAGTTCTTCAATCCTATCACCCACAGACTCTCCGCCAACAATCTCTGGTTTGGGGAGAGTCTTTTTATTCGGTTTTTTATTAGAACGCTTGGGTGCCATTTGTTACTTATTTCTGTTTGGCTTTTTCCTCTTCTTCTTGAAGATGGTTTTGTAACAATGTTGTATAAATCTCACGTTCATATGGTATCATATTCTCAATAAATTCAGGACTCCATTTATGAAACTGGCATAAGGCAAAAATCAATTTGTAATAAGTTTCAAGATTATTATACATCATTACGATGCGAAAAAAGATGTTAACCCTTCTAGTGTAACGGTACTCTTCACTTCAGTCTTTGGATTTGTAATCTCAACTTCGTGAGATAGTTTTGGCATAGTTTCAAAGAACTTTTCAATATTTTTGAAAACTGAGCTATTCAGATTGTTAAGAAACTCGCTCCACTCATCTGGAGTGTAATCTGAGAATGCGTGAACCTCATCCTTATCATAAAGTTTATCAATACAGTCAACGATATAATCTAGAACTTGCTCGGGTGTCATAGTGAGACTCTCAACATCAAAATTCTTTTTAATGAATTGGTCAAGAGATGGATACTTAAGTTCAAGAATCATTGAATCGTTAATTTTAAACTTATTCGTGTGTTCAGGATTCTTCTTAACTTTGACATCTTCAAGGTCAATTTTAATTTTAACTTCAGTCTCCTCATCATCTGGACAATAGACCATAAGTTCAACTTCTTCTCCTACAGATTTGGCTCGGATATTCAAGAAGATATATTCAATATCAAAAATAGGAAGGCTTTCTAGTTTAATTCCCTTAGTTAGAACACAATTTTTGATGATCGTCCTTATAGCGGTTGCTACTTCTTCGTTTCTATTAGATTCAAGAGCAAGAAGGAGAAGTTTTTCTTCCTTTACAATAAATGGTCTATAACTAATTTCCTTATCAGAAGAAGGAAGATTTAACTTATAAGTAGGAACTACTAAAGTGGGTAAAGGCATAATCAGTTAATGATGTTGTTGAGTTATTTAGTGTCGTTTTTGGAGTTTATTCTTGAGCGCACATAACGAATGTATGTAAAGTTTACAATGCATTTTAGGATTGTTCCAGTTTCATATGAGACTGGCATAGAGTCAATAGAAATTGGATATGCCCGAATAAAATTATAATCCATTTCTGTTGCACTATAATTTGGGGCTACATTATTTCTACCAGTATTAATGACCTGGCCCATATTTCTTTCAAACTTTGAAATTGCGATTGTTCCGGCATAATCATTTCTAAATTTCATTCTATAAGAAGCATTGTCCGATAAGTATTTTTCTTGACTATCCTCATTTACAATATAATTCATCCAACCTTCTAAAAATTCAATTATACTATAGTCTTGGTCAACATAAAATGTAAATGAAGATTGGTCATCATACTGCCTACGATAAACCATTTTTTCCGTTACACCTGTGAAGTCTCCGGTTACTTCATTTGTAAATAAAGAGCTACCGGGAAGAGTTGCTTCACTACAAAGTAATGATAGTTCATCTAATTTATCTTGAGAAAACCCAGGAATACGTGCATTATTAGCCACGAAAGTAATTACTCCTGGAGGGGGAACTATTTTTACTGCAAAATGAGATGTTAGTGCCGGGCGAAGAATTGTGTTCTTGATGTCCGAGATATTTTTAGACCTAACATCTGATTTAATGAAGGGCATAAATAACACTAAACGCTATCTATTATTTAGAGTGGCCGAAAAGAACTACGTTCAAAACTTCTATAAACCAACTAATCCACAAAAGTATATTGGCGATTTAACTAATATTGTTTATAGAAGCAGTTACGAACTCCGGTCATTTAGATGGTGTGATTCAAATCCATCTATTCTAGAATGGAGCAGTGAATCTATTATTATAAAGTATTTTGACCCAACAACTCAGAAGATAAGAAGATATTTCCCTGATTTGTTTGTAAAACTTCAAGAGCAAACTGGAGATATTAAACGTTATATTCTTGAAATCAAACCAAAAAGACAAACCATTCCACCCACTCCTTCACCAAAGAAAAAGACAAGAACATATCTTACCGAGGTGAAAACTTATGCAAAGAATGAGGCAAAATGGAGAGCAGCAGAGAACTTCTGTAAAGATAATGGTCTTATTTTTAAACTTGTCACCGAAGAAGAATTAGGTCTATGAAATTTCCAATTCAACTCAATTCTGTTGCAAGAGCGGCTCTAGGCACTATGCAAAGTCTCAGGGGGTTCTTCTCAAGACTTGGCAGAGCCAGTGAAACTAGATTGCAACGTATTTCTGACCAACTTAAAACATTAGTTGCAAAGGATGAAGCGGCAGGAATTTATCATCCTTCTATTTCCGTTTATGAAGTTGATAACCTAAAGAAAGAAAGTGATGAGTTTTATGCCGTAAAGAACTTTGTTGATAAACTTCCGCCCGGTCTAACTCCACCACAATATTTTAATCTTGTTCTAGAACTTCTAAGAAAATTGGGTAGAGCCGAGGAGGCAATGGATATGCACGGTCTTTATACTTTCAAGTATGTTGCAGTAACTAAAGGAAAGCATTATGATGTGTTCCCCGTTATTATGTTAAATTCAGTAAGTTCAACGTATTATCGCGGCTTTAACTTCCATTGGGAACGTGCTCCGCAATATGTTGAGAGTGTTATCCGCACTTATAATTTTTCAAGAATACAAAGTAGGTTTTATAGAATCAAACCCCACGAATTAGAGTATTTTCTACAAATTCCTACGTTTATGCCGATTTATATACCGGAATAAATATAGTATACTAATAGCGTTAAATAATGGCCGATATTACTAATATAGGAAGTTATCCAATAAAAGTGCAATGGCCAAATCCCGATAGAAAAACTTTACCTATAACAAGGCCACTTTTTGGTGCATTAACACCCGAAACTACGGAACAAAATAGAAATTTTTCGGTTGATGTTAATACTGGTACAGCAAACGGTATTAGCACAATATACGATATTACCGGTGGCAACAAAATTAAAATTGGAACATTATCCGTGGATAAAGACAAAAATGCTAATATTACTTTAGAGCAAAATATAAAAAATACTTACCCCAAAGATACAGTAAAAAGTTTAACTGATAAAAATTCCAATTTTTTTAAAACCATATTAAATGGAAGAAATACGTGGATTCGGGATTCTTATTGGAAGACAGCAGAAAATTCGGGTCAAGAATTTTTTGGGGTAGATCAAGTTGATCCAAACATAATCATACCACAAGAATCCATTCCAGAAAGTCAATTATCTGGAGTTGGAGACTTGGAAAACACCGAAGAATTGCCCGACGATTTAAAATTTCTAGAATATCCTTTAGGTTATCAACAATATAAACAAGATTTTATTGAATTTAAAATTTTGAAGTATGTTCCTAGGGTTTATAATGTTAAAACTTTAGGGCGTTTGGAGAGGTTTAAAACTCTAGATAAAGATGGAAAATTTAAAGATATTAGAGAAATTAAAGCTACAGTCATTTTACCGATACAAGGGGGGATAGTTGATAACAACATCGTTAACTGGAATGCAGATCAATTCAATGCAGTGAAACAGGCGGCATCTTTTGCTTCTTTAGCAACTCAACAAGATGGTGTTGAAGCAATTGGCCCACAAATAGATGCTCTTTCAAATATTGCAACAAAAGCATCAACCAATGCTGGAGTTGAAAAATATTTACAGGCACTATTTGCTCGTCTTGCGACCAGTTCGGATAATCCTTTTTTTAGTCGCGCATACGGTGCAATTTTAAATCCTAATCTTGAACTATTATTTCAAAATCCAGAATTGCGTTCATTTAGTCTCAGGTTTGATTTAACACCAAGAAGCAGACCAGAGGCCGCAATTGTAAAACGAATAATAAGAGTTTTTAAGCAAACTATGGCAGTTAGACAGGGTGTTGCAGATATATTTTTAAAAACTCCAATGATTTATGAAATTAAGTACATTAATGGTCGAGGTAAAAAACCAGAAGAACATACATCAATCAATAAAATAAAGACTTGTGCCCTTAGAAGTTGCTCAGTCAACTATACACCCAATAATCAATATATGACATATGATGATGATGCTGCAACAATGTCGGGATATTCATTAGAGTTGCAATTTGTTGAACTTGAACCCGTATATTATAATGATTATAAAGGTCTTAAAGGCGACGTTATCGGGTACTAATCAATGTCTTTCTACTTCCGCTCAGTTCCAAACTTTGAATATGTTAATCCATTAAGTGATGCATCTATTTCAGATTATGTTCAAATCAAGAACCTCTTTAAAAAGAGCAAAATCCGTGACGATATTTTTGGTAGCCTAGTCTACTTCACAAAGTATAATATCGTCGGCAACGAAAGACCAGATCAGGTTGCAGAAAAATACTACGATGACCCAACTCTCGATTGGGTAATTCTTTCGGCGAATAACATCATAGACGTAAGAAATGAATGGCCGCTGGATAATACATCACTTGATAAGATGTTACTTGATAAGTATGGCTCTTATGAGAATCTACACGGTAGTATTCATCATTATGAGACAGTAGAAATCAAGAACTCACTGGGCATTACTTTACTTCCCGCTGGAATTAGACTGAATAAACAGTGGAGAACAAATGGAAACTTTATTGAAGTGAATACCCAAAAAATCAGTCAAATCTTCTGTGGTAATGGTGTTGTTCCAACGGCAACTGCAACTGTAACATTGGCAACTGGTGTTAAAGGTTTGAAGGTTAGCGATGAAGTGATTGTCGCTAATATCTCAGAAAACTCGTTTAACGGAACTTTCAAAGTTACAAGTGTTAACATTCCATTTGATGACAACATTACCCGTTCATTTACCTATCAATTAACAATGACTCCGAGTATTGCAATTCCAATAATGAGTACCAGCCAACAAGAAGAAATTTCTACCGTTGTTTATGATGGTTCAGTTAGTGGAAATACTTACTACTTTGAGTATTATGACCAGGGTATAATGACTCGCCATTCTTCTACTAGTATTTTAACTGAAGTTACCAATTACGATTATGAACTAAATCTCAATAACAAAAAGAGAGAGATTTATGTTCTAAAGCCGAATTACCTTGGAATCATTCTTAATGATGCAGAAGCATCAAGTAGTTATAAAACTGGTGGGGTTCAGTTTGTTAACGATACCCTAAAGCGGGGGGATAATATTCGGATTTATTCTTGAGTGATTGACCGGGAATACTGGTTATAGTTGTGGATAATTGAATTATTTGTAAATTGTTGAATCCAATAACCTATTCCGCCCCCACTACGAGTGGCGACAAATATATTATGGGGTCTTCGTATTAATTGCATATTGAAGAGTGCTTCGGATAGTGGAGGTTTTCTCTCAGTAAAATCAAACATAGGAACATACACAAGAGCTTCACCGCGCTCAAAAATTATGTCCATCGCAATTAGTTCACAAGTTGCGTGAAAAATTGCTCCGTGTCTACTGTGTCTAATGGAGTGATCCGAATGTGAAATCTCTTCCCATATGCAATCGCCAATTGCAGAACCAAGGAAGTCTTGGTCTATGCGCTGTTCAGCGATATCTAAAACGCGACTTTCACCTTCCCAACCAGAAAGTTGAAACTCTTCATCATAAAGTTCTGTCACTTTTGAAAGATGCACCTCTTGAAGACTTTCAACAAACCGCCAGAAGTTTAAACATGTCTGATAATTTGGGCCAAAATAATTTTCCGGCGCATTTAATATTTCATCTCTATCAATCGCATCATATTCGGCAACGTGAGCGTGAATTTTAGAATAGTTCATCGGTAATAATAAAACTATCACTACGTTGTGTTCTCATAATTGATTGAAGACCCCCCCCCCCCAAGAGCATTAGTTGGTGTACTAATAAACGTATGTCTCATTTCTTGAATATTAAGGATTTCTCCGTTGGCATCCGCAATTCCCACCCGAGATGTGGTTGAGATTCCCCCTCTGTTTCTTCCTTAGTGAATTCAAAAAGGGGAACAAACAATAAGGTCTTACCGTCATTCAATAGAGTATGCATACCAATTAGTTCATAAGTGGCAGACCTGGCGGCATACCAGGCGGCAGACCAGGCGGCATATCTGGCGGCATTCCAGGCGGCATTCCTGGCGGCATACCAGGCGGCAGACCCGGCGGCAGACCCGGCGGCAGTCCGGGCGGCAGTCCGGGCGGCAGACCCGGCGGCAGACCTGGCGGCAGGGTCTAGGGCATCATAACGGCGAGCAACTTCTTCC